CAGCAATGACGCATGAGAGTGTCGCAATCCGTGAACGTGAATACGCTTTACACCGGCCGCCTTGCTCCCTTGACTGATTCCCGTTTCAATAAAACGCTTTTCCCAATTAAAGACAAAATCATCCGGTGCCGGATCGTAAATACATTTGCGGTACTCTATCAGCTGTTGCATGCAGACATCCGGTAAGCGGATGATACGTGATTCTCCCGTCTTTGTAGGCGTGATAACGGCCTTGCCGCGCAATCGTTGATATGATTCGCATATATCGACGGTAGCCCCTCTAAAATCGATTCTAGACCACTTGAGGGCAAGTAGCTCACCCTTACGCATACCAGACCAATAAAGCACGCTAACGGCTGTTCTAGCCTTGATATCGTCGATGCAATCAATCACCCTTGAATATTCGTCGAGTGTCCAAAAGCGTATGGGTTGTTTTTGCTCATCCGCTTTCATCGGTTGACCGGCAAGGCGGCAAGGATTTTGTGTGAGGTTGTAAAATCTTACAGCATGATTGAAGATCGCTGACAGTTCTTTCTGAAGATTCTGAATGTACTTGAGGGACAGTCCTTTCCTGATCATTTCATTTTGCCATTGACGTATGACCAGGGCGGTAATTTCATTTAGCTTCATTTCTCCAAACGAAGGTACCAGATGATTCTTTGCGTAGTATCCCTTCTTTTGAATTGTATGTGCCCGGAGGCGGGGAGCGACATCTTTCAAATAAAGATCATAGAATGCCGAAAAGGTCATATCCGGCTGAAAGCTGATATTTTGCAGAAACTCACGTTCCCAGGCTTCAGCTTCACGCTTCAGGGCAAAACCGCGCTTATACTTTTGCCGGCGGTTACCTTCGTAATCCGTGTAATAAAATTTGCAGTACCATGTACCGCGCTTTTCGTCTTTATAGGCGGGCATGGCTACTCGCCTAGGGGGTTAGAATAGATTTCAATTTCACTCAGTCTATCTAAGAGAGCTTGTCTTTCTTTATCTCCAAACTTGCTATTTGGCCGAATAGGTACGGAATAAATTGCTTTTTGTCCTTCAACCCAGGTATCAAATATCTCTTGACTAATAGTGCCCTCTTGGAGAAGCGGAAGCATCTTTGTAATTGACTCAAGCATATCTCTTAGATTGTCATCATCAAAAAAAATCAACCCATATTTCCCTTCAAAGGGAACAGGCCTTATATCAAGAGCAACCATAGGAAAAACTTCTTTGCATGTACCAACTATAGGAGTTCCACCAAAGTAGTCCATCAGAGAAAAAACTAGGTTAATAAATGTGGAATAAGAAGTGGGCTGTTTACCATCTATCCTGTCGGAAAAATTAAGCAAATAATTTGGCGTAACACCAAATTCATGACAAACCCTCATCAAAAAATCTATCTTCGGAATAATTCTGCCACCCTCATAAGCAGAATATGAAGATGGGGCGACTCCTAACCTTTCAGACATTTCGGCTTGAGTCAACCTGTTCTCTTCCCGTAACTCTAGCAATTTTTCAGAAAACATACAAACCCCTTTTGTCAAGCGTGATATCTAGATATTAACACACTGTTGATAAACGCATAAGAGACTTTTAAAATACTGTTGACATGTTTTAATTCTAGCATTACAATATCATTAAGTTAGATTCTAGAAAAGGAGATCGACATGTACGACACGCAAAAAATTCAAACGTTGATGACGATGAACGGCATGACTCAGCGAGCATTAGCTAAAGAAGCCGATTTGCACACAGGTACAGTATCAAGACTGATGCTTACAGGCAGGGCAAGTTACTTAACAATTAAAAAGGTCGCCCATGCTTTGAACGTCAATACTGTTGAGCTTATCAGAGGGGAGGAATGACAATGCCGCTAATTGGAGTTAAAGAAGTTATGCGGATAACCGGCACACCGCAGTCAAGCGCGTATGAGATCATCCGCATGCTCAACAGAGAGTTAAGGGATCAAGGATACTTGACCAGATCAGGAAGGGTAGAGAAACGGTATCTACTGGAGCGTTTCAGGATCGTCGATGAGATACCTGATCGAGCCGTGGGCAGAGCAGACTAGGAAAATGACACCAGTAGAGTACAACAATGAAATTGTTGAGTTTCTAGCTGATTACGTGGACTGTAAGCGTTCGAGCACTAGCTTCTCAATTCTAGGCCTTAGCTTTACGGCTGCAGATGAAGAGAGAGAGGCCGCTATAGATGCCAGCTTGAAGGACAGTTTTTATAGGCTAAAACATGAGTTGGCGGAAATTCAAAATGCCGGATCATCACACGCGCAAAGTTTTGAGGAGCGGCAGATAGTCAATGAAATGTGTAGCCTGTTTGAAAGCCACAGGAAACAGTACGCCGAATTATATGACGAAGTACAAAGGCGTCAAATATTAGATATTCCCAAGACACAGTATCCGGATCAATTCATCATACCTAAAGACAGAGTAAGCAACAGACTTATTAGCGGTAAGTTGACTGACCGTCACAACCTTCAAATGGAAAGGAAGGGCGCAAAGAATAAGCTCACCGCTGCCGTATCTATCAATCTTGATGGCCTGGAAGATTTACAGATAAGTAAGAATTTCACCCTTTATGACTGGCAAGTACACAACAGCATCGTGAGCCTGTTTGTTGATGGGGGCAATGAGTTTATTACACCGCTAATGATTTACAGGACCATGACCGGAGACCCGGGGGCCAAATTAACTGAGAACATTTCACGATCAATCCTTGAAAGTATTACTAAATGCTCAGCCACATTAGTAAAGATTGATGCTGAAGATGAAGCTAAAGCATGGGGCATGGACCAGCTTATTTATGAAGGCAATTTGCTTTATACCGAGAGGATAACCGGGGTTTATAACGGCCAAATAGGGGAGTGGATAAGAATTCTGAGGCGGCCGGTCCTATACGACTATGCGAACAGCAAGAGCCAGATCGCGAGGATGGATATCAGGCTATTAAATACACCGGTTTACAAGACCGCGGAAACAATCTTATTACAGTCGTATTTGCAAGGAAGAATCCTTGCTATGAAAGGTTCAAACAAACTGAGCCGAAACATTCTCTACAGCACAATCTACAAACAGCTTGATATTGAGGCCGGAAGCCCCGGAGCCTTAAGAAAGAAGCAGTCAAAAGTAAGACGCAATGTAAAGCGAATACTAGGTTACTGGAAGGATGAAAATTTCATTGTTGACTTCGAGGAAAACACGGGGGCGAGGAACACAAAAACGAGCGTTTCCATAGAGCTATAGGCAAACAAGTGGTAACACATAGGGGAACAAGTGGTAACACATAGGGGAACATCCGGTAACACATAGGGGAACAAGTGGTAACACATAGGGGAACAAGTGGTAACACATAGGGGAACAAGTGGTAACACTGACGAGGTAAAAAAATGGCTTCAAACGCAGACAGGGCAGCGCTTTCAGCGATTCGAGAAAAAACAGATAAGCTTTATAAGCTTTATAAGCTTTATAAGCTTAGTTAAGCAGCTCATGCGGCTTGCTTGGAGCCGCCGCATGGCTGCCGGGAGTGGACTACTTGATTTTAACCGAAACCCAAAACCGAGAAGCAGAGAGACAGACAACGACGATGAAGATAGCAGAATTAGAAAATCGTATTGACTTAGTTGAGTATCTGACCAAACGCAACTACCCGCTGAAGAGCATCGGCAGCGGAAACTTCAGGATCAACCCTTGCCCTGTATGTGGCCGGCATGACCATTTCACCATTTATCCGGAAACAAACAGTTACAGCAGCTTTAGCGAATGTTGCAAGGGTGGCAGCGTATACAAGTTTTTAATCGAGGTTGAAGGCATGGGGGAAGCTGAGTCGTATAGGAGGCTTCAAGAACTAGCCAATGTGTACCCGGATAACCCCAGAATAGATAAGCCGATGCTGGAGACAGCACCGGGAAGAGAAACGGCCTCCGGACCTGAAGAACCGCCTGAACATATGCCGGAAGAGTCAGCCGGGAAACAGGATCGTAGAGACTACACGGATATTATCTTGAAATTGTACGCGGAGCAGAGCAAGGAAGATCGGGATTATTTCATAAGAAGGGGGATAAGCCCGGAGGTTATCGACCGTTACAAACTGAGCATTGGCGATATTAGGCGGCTTGGTAGCGGGAGTTATGGAAGGCGGGCAATATTGCCGGTGTGGATTGACGGGAAAGTTGTTCACTGGAATGCCCGAAGCCTGGAAGATAACCCTAAGTGTAAATACCTGAAGGCAAGCGGACAATCAGTATACTTCAATGCTGACCATGCAAGAACTGCTGCCGAAAACGACATAATCATAATCACAGAGGGCGAATTTGACGCATTAAGTTTAGAGAGTGTGGGCGTCAAGGCCATTGCCCTAGGTGGAGTAAACAATTATAGAAATTTTGTTGAGAGTTGCCCCAGAAAAGACCTGTTGTTTTTAACCGCCTTTGATAATGATGAGCAAGGGCAGAGGGAAGGCGGCCCGCTCAAGATATCTATACCCGCCGAATACAAGGATATTAACGAGTGGAAGGTTGCCGCCGGGGCCGATGCGTTTAAGAAGGGAATTACTGAGCAGATAGAAAAACGAATGCGGCCTCACAATCTACATGCTTATTTGCAAAATCAGCTTACGGCCGATATCAGAGGTTATCAAGAATTCAAGGATCGCAAAAGCGGATTTTCAAACCTGGATGAAGAGACCCGTATTTATCCCGGCCTGTATGTCATTGGCGGCCTGAGCAGTGTCGGTAAAACGACATTCATTCACCAGATGGCAGATCAGATGGCGGCTATGGGTGATCATGTTCTATTTTTCAGCCTAGAGATGTCAACGCTTGAGCTTGTAACGAAGAGTTTAGCGCGCCTGGCCTCCAGAAAAGACCAGGGATACAAATATGATGATGGCCTGGTTGCTTTGCAGATAAGACTTAGCAACATACCTAAACATAAGAGGCCGCTTGTTAAACAGGCAGTAGATGATTATGCGCCCATTAGCAAGCGTTTCAGCATTATCGAGGGTAATTTTGATACAGATGTGACAGCCATAAGAAACTACATAGATAAATACATCCGGGTGAATCAGGTGAAGCCATTAGTAATTATTGACTACCTTCAGATCGTGCCGGGCCGCCCGGAGGATAGGGGCGATAAAGAACGACTTGATGGAGTTGTTACTGAGCTGAAAAGAATATCAAGAGACTACAACATTACAGTGATTGCTGTAAGCAGTCTGAATCGAAACAATTATCTAACCCCTATAGATTTTGAAAGTTTTAAGGAAAGCGGAGGCATTGAATACACCGCTGATGTGATATGGGGCCTTCAGCTGGAGGCTATCCATGACGACATATTCAACAAGAACAATAAAACAAAAGAGAAGCGGGAAATCATCAACAAGGCCAAGGCGGAAACGCCAAGACACATTGAGCTTGTATGCCTGAAGAACAGGAACGGGGTACCTTACTTTAGTTGTTACTTTGACTACTACTCGAAGTATGACACATATGTGGCGATGGCATCGTCATATTTGGAATTGGATTCTGACCAGGAAACAACACGAGAATAACAGGCTATCGGCCTAGAACAGGTCAGGTGGCATCAAATTAAGCAGAAAGGAGTACGAGATGAGCGAGTTATCACAAAGAGATGCAGTGCGTAAATCGCTAATGGAGCAGCTTTTGTTAAAAGGCGCTGATGTGCCGTGTTTTACGGATTTGATAGATAAATACATGGAACTATGGGATATTGATTCGCTGCTGAATGCCGACATCAAAAAACGTGGCGTGACGTATCAAGCCCCAAGTAGTGTAGGCGTCATGATGTGGAAACGTAACCCATCAGTTAAAGAGCGAGTTATGATCAACCGCCAAATGCTATCAATTCTTAGACACTTGAAAATCACAACTGAAGAAGTAAGTGACGCCCTCATAAACGACATCTTATAAGGCAGGAAGGAGTAAGAGAAGATGATTCATTTGAAAGTCAAAGGTGAAGTTAGTGAGATCGTTTATCAGGGCGAAAAATCTTGCCTGTTCACCATAAGGGCAGGGACAAGAGAGCTTGTATGCACGATCACGAACTCACGTAGATATTTAACTGAACTCATAGAAGAGGGGAGCAGGGTAATAGTAGCCGGGAGTATCAGAGCGTGGCGGCAACGCCTAGATGATATGGAACGGATTAAAAATGTGTTCTATGTAGATGACATTGAAGTGCTACATGAACTAGGAAGCTTGAGAGAGGAAGGCGCCGAATGGAAATATCACAGCAACCGCTTTTTTTAGAGGGGCGGAGGATTGAGCAGGTAATAAACGCTCAACAGCGGGAAGTTAACAAAACGATTGATATCTACCTGTACGACGTTATACAGGGGGATCAAGTAGACGCCCGAACGGGCGAGAAAACCAAGTCAGAAACATCGGCAAGGTATTACTACGATGTGTTAAGAGAAAACCCAGACGCTAAACAGATCAATCTATACGTTAATTCTAGCGGGGGATCCGTTATAGAGGCTATGGGGATTAGGGGGCATTTGCTTAGACATCCGGCACACAAAACAGCATACATAGACGGATGGGCAGCTAGCGCCGCTTC